TATGTTCCACTGTTCCATCTTTTTTCTTGACGGTGACAAAAGCAGTTAAGGCAACAACAGTCATTACATTCCCAACCTCGATCTAGCACTTCTACTATTCCTTAGTGTAGTTAAAGTTCTATTTTCTCCAGCTTTAGCACCTTGAGATGTAGCAGTTGCAATAATTTGTCCTACAGCAGATTTAGGAACAAACTCTTCAGAGTTGAAGTTCAATATAGGGCCAGAGTAAGAAACTGTTGTAGATCCTCCTGCACCGCCACCTGCATAAGACGAACCAGTGCCAGGGATTACAGCTTCACCTCTAGCACCTGCTGAGTAGCGTTGCATACTTGCAGCCATCTTTGATGCAGGAATAATGTACTCGTCTTCTCCAGCCTCTCCTACAAGTCCTAGAGTTGGTCTTGTCGCCATACCTCCTGAGGCGAATGGTTTAATTCCATTTGCCATGTATCCTCCTTCTGCTTTAGTAACAGTTGGTGTTGCAGCAGGAAGACCAGGGAGAAAACTTAATATTGCAGATTTTAAATACATACTTGCAATCTGTTTTGCAATTCCAGCTAATGATTCACCTAATGATTTAGTTCCAGAAATTAACCCTTCAATTGCACTTGTTAAACCACTAGCAATTGTTTCTCTAATTGTTTCCCATTTAACAGATACTTGGTCGGTTACGTTATTTAATTGATTTACTCCGTTAACAAGTTCTGGCATTTTTGCCGAGATAGCTGCTTGTTTTGCATCTCTAGCTTCTAAATCAGCAAGGGCTTCATCAAATAAATCTCCTTTTGTAACTCCTGCTTTTTGCATCGCCTTCGCTCCGCTTCTTCCTGTTCCAAAGCGTTCTTTGAATTTTTCATTAGCAAGTTGTGTGGCTTCTAATCTTCTTCCAAGAGCATTAAGATTTCTTTGAATACCTTCCATCATTTTTGTAAAGTAATCAAAAATAGCAGTAAGACTATCAAGAATAAATTTAAACACTGGTTCAAAAGCCTTTCCTAATGCTGCTGATGCCCTAAAAAAAGCATCTTGCATATTGCTTAATTTAGTATCTAAAGAATTTGCTGTATCTGCGAAAGCACTTCCAAACTGGCCTGTCTCATTAGTCATGCTTTTTATTGCCTCAGTCAACATTCCAGAACTTATTTGCCCTTTCCTCATTGCTTCATCAAACTTATCTCCTGTTATTCCCGTTAATTTTTCAAGTTCTTCTCTTACAGGAACACCTCTTTCTAAAAATTGCCGTAGCTCCTCTCCCATTAACTTCCCTTTTGCTAAAGCTTGTCCATAAGCTAAAGCAATACCGCCTATATCTGACCTTGTTCCAGCAGAAATTTTTCCTAACCTTTCTGTCATTTCAACTAAATTATCTGTTTCAACGCCATAAGCTTTTAGCTTTGCAGATGCCTTTACCAAATCAGGCAATTCAAACGGTGATTTTTTATTAACTTCCTGCAATTCTGCCATTATTTGTTTTGCCTTTGCACCTGAACCTGTCAAAGTTTTTAATTGGGCTTCAAATCTTTCCATTGTTGCTGCTGCTGTAAAGATTTGTCTAACAAATTGCCCAATAGCTAATCCAGCTAAAACACCTTTTAGGCTCATTAATGATTTCGTCATTTTTGCTACTCCTACCTGTACTCTTCTTCTTGCTTTTCTTACTTGGTTTCCAAACTTGTCCCAAGCCCTAGAGGATATTCTTTGAAATTTTTTCATGGACTCTGCTAACTGATCTGTTTTTGCTTTTATCTTTCCTGCTGCAATAGCGGCTGGCCCTGTAATAAATTCAAGTTTTACGGATGCAATAGCCACTGGTTTTCTTTGTTAACGATATTTAGACTTCTTTATAGAAGCCTCTTGTTCTTCATTATATAGATCAAAATAAACAGACCATAGAAACAATTCTTCCACAGTGATAAGTTTATTTAATTCAACCAAGGTGTAACCCAATTCTCTAGCCACACCCATTTGTAGTTTTAACCATCCATCTTTTTTAAACTCCTCTTTTATTATTTTGGGTCAAAAGCTTCCCCCTGTTCTTCTATTACCGCTAACATCAATTGCTGCAAATCAGCATCTCTAACCTCATTTTTTAATTCATCAATCTGTCCTGCCTGAAACATTCTTTGTCCATTTTCATCTGTTGCTTTTTGAATAAATAAACGTAAAGCAAATAAATTCATATCATCTTTAGTTCCTTTTTGTGCTCTTTCCCTTTCTGCCATTGTTAAAGGCGTTGTCCAAAATGCAAAAGTTTCTCCGTTTGACAGCGTAACTTCTTTTTTTGAAGGTGTTAAATTAGCTGCTTTTTTTAGCCGATCTAATGGATTTAACTTTGCCTTTGGTGAAGCCATTTCAAATAAACGGGGTTGTATATACAAATTTAGACAATAAAAAACCCCTCGGCAATAAGGCAAAGGGGTATAAACCGATTATGAAGTAGTACTAAAGTCAAAGCTTGGTACGTTGTTAGGTCTGAAATTCACTTCAACCATCTGTGCATCATCTGGATTAACAGAGAAACTGGCAGAAAGCAAAACAGCATCCATAGCAATACTGCGACTTAATGCTTCTGTACCTTGCTTGTCTTGATAAAGCTTAAATGCTGCCCCGTCTTGCTGACGTTGAATAACATCTTCAACTAAACGATTAGCCAAAGTTGAATCTTCATTGGTGATATACACGCTGGCAGAACCTTCACCATCAGCAAAACCTGAAATATAAGTTTTAAATGGTGCGTATTGACCAACTGATTGACCAATTGTTGTTACGTCAATTTCACTTCTAGAAATCTCAAAAGACCAGTTTTGAACTTGCCCAACAGAAGCGTAATCGTTGTAATAAACCTGAAACTTATTTGGAGCTGCTGCTGTTCCAGTATCAGTTAGGTTGACAGCAGAACCACCAGAAGAAGCCGAAACAATTAATGCTCCTGTTGCTGCGGTATAGGTATTAACGTAATAAGTTGTACCAGCAGTTAATCCAGCAGGTAAAGTTCCTGTCCCTGATCCTCCTGTAGAAGAATCAATAACTTGAAACTTAACTGGATCATTAACTTTGAGATTTAAATAGGTCTGAACAACAATAGTTTCAGTTCCTATTGTGACATTAGAAGGCCCGAATGTTCCTGTAGTACCAGCAGGTTTGTAGTACAAGGCTCCAGACGTACCTGATAAAACAGTAACAGCCATTGGATTTAGTCTAAGTATGCGTCAAATGTAGCTGAGAATTGCGTTTGAAAGAACGCTTCTTGCTCTGCTGGTCTTATTGTAGCTAATCCAGAACAAGGATCAAAAATAATACTACTAAACTTTGCTCTGTCAAATTTATCTTTTACTCTTTCTCCAATGGTGTAATTAGCTCCAGCTCCAACTCCAGCAGGTGTAAAAATATCAATAGTTAAAGTTCCTGTTTGTCTGTTGAATGATTTGCCAGTAGCAGGTGCTTCTAAAGTTGCATAATTATTATTCCCAAAGATTAACGAGACAGCGATCCAAGGAGTATTATTTGGTGGAGTAAAAGGAGCATTTGGATAACTAACAGGATAAGCAGGACTTAGTGCCATCTCTGTAGCAATGCGGCCTTCTATGGCTGCTCTGACATCATTAAATGTACTGCTCATGAGGTTTTACCAATTCTCATTGCATTGACTCTAATCATTCCTTGAATATCTTTAGCAACTTGAATAGGAATATAATTTTTCTGATATTTATTCTCAGCACTTCTCCATCTACCTTTCCAAGATTTCGGCATATTATTTCCTGTCAATACTGGTTCGGCATAGGGCAAATTAGTATGAATAGAATAATTTTTTCCTATTCTTTCTAACGCATAACCAATTCTGTCTATAGGAGGAGCTGCATAAGAAACAGGTCCAATTCCATATCCTCCACTTGTTGTGTTTTCTCCAACTTGCCAACTGTTTACAAGTCTTCCTGTATCTCTAGGAGTTGCCAGTTTTACCATTTTATCTGCTTCAATTACAGCCGTTCGGATTAATTTATTGCATTGGTTTTCTATATATTCATCTATTTGATCAAATCTAATTTGTATGGTTGCCATTAGCTTCTAAGGATCAATTCATAACTAATAGCAGTATTACCTTGTTCTGTTGTCTCAATCCTAATAATTTGATAAACAGTAGAACTAATTACAACTCGATCTGAAACAGTCGGTGTGTAATCCAAATCAGATGCAGCAATTGTTAACCGTTTATCAGTTGCTTTTATTAATTCTCCTACTTCTCTTTTAGAAACACCTTCAACAAAACCT